TGACGCTGCTAAGGTCATCAAAGGTGCTGAGTTTGAGGACGAGTTTGATGCTATTGCAGTAGCGGTAAACTCTAAAGCAGACACTGCTAGTCCTACGTTTACAGGTACTGTTACTGCCACTGCTATCACTATGGGCAACTGGACTATTAAGTTAGACACTAATGAATTGGTTTTTGAGTACAACGGTACTGACGTATTTAAGTTAGGTACTGACGGTGCAGTTACTTCTGCTGACAACGTAACAGCTTACGGTACTGTCTAATGACTTTACAAACCAGTGGTGCAATTAGTCTTGATGACATTCATGTAGAAGTAGGCGGCACTACAGGCACAACTGTGTCTATTAACGACACTGATGTACGAAACTTGATTAGCTCTACTCCAGGCACTGCTGTTAGTTTTGACGACTACTACGGTGCTACTTCTTCTATTTGGTCTGTTCAAGTGCTAACTGCAACATCAACTTATAAAGGTGTTATTAATACTAATGCGCCTAGCTCTTTGCCTATTACTTATCAACTTAGCGGAACAATTACAGACGACACCTTTGATCCTGTAGCAAGTCAAGGCATTGCATCTACCTCTAGTCTTTCAACGCCAGCGGCTATTAGAGACTTCTTTAGTCAAGCAACAGGGTCTTCAACGTTTCTTAGTATCTGGTCTGTTACGTCTCTTAGTAACGCAGGATTTACTAGCTTAACCAGCAAAGGTACAGGCGGTGACACACATAGTGAAACCATAAACAGAACAGATGCTAGTTTTGCTTATGTTACTTCTTTTGGGGGTAATTACTCTCGCTGGAGTTGGAATACAACAAATACTTTCTTCCCGGCGCTTGCAACAACTTACGACATAACAACTCAGTAGGAATTTAAATGGCAATTACTTGGAACATATTAGGAATGGACGTACTTAACTCGTTAGACAATAACGCTGACGTAGTTACTAATGTTTTTTGGTACTGCTCTGATTCTGACGCAAACGACAACTACGGGTTTTCTTTTGGTAACCAGCAGTTAAGAACTGACAACATAACTGGCTTTGTTGACTACAACTCTCTAACTGAAAGCCAAGTAATTCAGTGGGTGAAAGACGGACTAGCGGCAGACGGTAATCTTACTTCTGTTGAGGATGGAGTTGCTCAGGCAATACAAGAAGGTCGATATACGCTTAGACATCAAGGAGTACCGTGGTAATGGCAGAAGATCGCTTAAACAGAATAGAACAAAAGATAGATAAGCTATCGGAAGCAATTACTATGATTGCCCGTGTTGAAGAAAAGTTGTCTGCTAACAACGCTCGTGTAGATCGTCTTGAGTTTCGTGCTGACGAACAAGAAGCTGATACAGATAAGCTTAAAGAAATCGTAGGTTACAACTCTCAGTCGGTAAAGATTGCTGAGCGTTTTGTGTGGATACTTGTTAGTGCCGTTGTTGGTCTAGTTATGTACGGATTTAGATAATGATCCAACAATTGCTTGGCCCTCTTTTTTCTCTTGCTACAGATTTCCTTCAGCGTAAAGCCGAAGAAAAACGTGCAGTGCATGAGCGTAAGCTAGAGATTATCAAACAGGACAGCAACTGGGAAAACATACAGGCCAGTAACGCAGGCTCATCATGGAAGGACGAGTGGTTTACATTGTTGTTTTCTATACCTTGTATTCTTGCGTTCTACGAACCAGCAGTACCTGCAGTTATGCGGGGCTTTTTTGTTCTTGAAGATATGCCTGATTGGTACAAGGGGTTCTTGGGTGCGGCTGTAGCGGCATCGTTTGGCCTACGTGGCCTGGCTAACTGGAAGAAATAATTATGGCTAAAACTTCTGCGGGAATGTTAACGGACAGTCAAAAAACAAACGCAACATTGTTTGCTGGTGGCTCACAGGAGTTTGACGAAACTGCGCCAGCCCCTGCGCCAGCCCCTGCGCCAGCCCCTGCATCATCAGAAATGACCTTTACGTTTATTGAAGGCTCTGAGCGTGGTGATGCTAAACCCGGAGAGCTTTGGGGTCAGACAGTAGAGCCGCGACAGGTTACTGAAAGCGAACTTCGAGCTTTCTTTAACGACCCGAAACGTACTAACAGATTGCCAGAAGTATTTGGCACGTTTGAAAACTACCTTGGGTACATGACTGAGCGTGAGCAGTTGCTTCAATCAGGTGATTTAACACTTGGTGATTGGGGTAGTGCCGCAAACATATCTAGCCCTACAGAAACAATAACTTTAGAAGACGGTACTAAAGTAGAAATCCCTGCAATAGACATTGGGATGAGTATTGGAGGAGGCGGTGAACTTGGCATAGGTCAGGCAGGTGGCGGCGGTGGTGCTTATCAAGCTGGCGAAACAGAAGTAATGCTACAGCAAGGTGCATACAACGACTGGCTTAACTCTGAAGTTAACTCAGCATTGCTACAAAAGTATGGTGTTAACCCTGTTGTTTATAGTGAGACTGGTGACAAGTTTCAATGGAACGGTTCTTCTTATGTAAAAACTGTAGAAGAAGATCACGCTGGTCTTGGTGATTACGTAAAAATGGCAATGATTACTGCCGTTGGAATTTTGTCGGGTGGCGCATTAGCTCCGGCATTGTCAGGCGGTGCGGCGGCAGGAACAGCGGCTTCAATAGGCGGACAAATAGGAGCGGCTGTTTTAAGCAACGCAATAACACAAGGTTTAACTACTGGCTCTATTGACTTTGACCAATTACTTCAAAGTGCGGCTACTGCTGGATTAGGTCAGGCTGTAAGTCAAATTATTGGTCCTGCAATTAATGACGCGCTTAATGTAGATTTATCTCAAGTTACAGGCATTGAAGAGGTAGACAATGTTCTAAACGCAATGGGCCAAACAGCTATTCGCCAAGCGGTATTTGATGGCGAGTTAGACATGGATCAGATTGTTTCGTCTGGTTTATTTGCTGGCGCTAAAGAAATTGCTGGATTCTTGCTTGATGGAATTGTTGGTCAACAAGAAATATCTGAAGAGCAACAAAGAGAGCTAGAAGAGCGATACGCAGAATATGCGTCCATTGTTAGTGAAGACACAATGGAAGAAGTTAACAGAGTCATGGAAAACACTGTTAACACCGCTATTGCTGAACAACAAAATGCGGCAATTGCCAATCAACTAAGAGACCTATCTGGCAACCTTCAGTCTATTTATGAAGAAGCTTACGCTCCAACAACAAAGCCGCCTGAAGACATAACAGCAAGCACAATTGATGCGCCTGATTCAGAGCTTGCAGATACTACGGCTGACCTTACGGCTGATACAACCACTGAAACTGAACCAATGCGTTCAATAATGTATGTTGATGACCAGGCCATCCCAGCAGATAGAGTTGCTGAAATTTTAGATGGGTCAACAGTAGTTTCAACATTAGACGGGTCGGGCGATTACGAGTACGGCCCTATGGAGCTGGGTGACACCTACCTGGCTTATCACACTCAGCACGTAGACGAGTCAGGTATTGAATACACATTAATTAGAGGCTCGAATGGACGCTTGTATGTTTCTGATGGCGAGAACCTTATTGAGTATCAAGGTGCTTCTGATTTAACGCATAACAACGCACAAATTAGTTGGTTAGACTCTCACTTAGTTTCTGGCGGTGGGCTACCTACAGACACAAATAACGCAAAATGGCTTAACGTTACTATTAACGGCGCTGGAACACCTGAAGATTCTATGACTAATAGAATTCTTGAAAACATGGAAGCTGGCTGGCAAGACGTAAATAATCCAACACTTGAAAGCTCTATGGCGGCAGAAACCCCAGACACACCAGTTGATTTGGAAGTAGAAGTAGATCCGTTTGAGTATGAGGTAGAGCCAGAGCCAGAGCCAGAGCCAGAGCCAGAGCCTGAGCCAGAACCTGTAGAACCCGTAGAGCCTGTAGATCCTGTAGAGCAACAAAAGCAAAATCAGACATCGGGAGAAGCTGGTACTGCGTCACCATCGCCAGATCCTACACGTCAAGATCAACCTAGCTTTGCTCCAGCACCAACTCCGGCACCACAACCTGCGCCTCAACCTGCACCCGCTCCTGCACCAGCTCCATCACCGCAAGAAGAAGCGCCCATTACTACTGGAATGTTTGGAGAGTATTTCCCTCCAGAGCCTGCACCAGCTCCTGCCCCGGTTCCGCCTCCAGCGGCAACTCCTGCGGCGGCCCCCGCGCCCGCGCCAAGCGCATCAGCACCACCGCCTTCTGCGCCCGGCACAGCAACAGACACAACGCCTGAAAGCTCAGCGCCAGCTACAACAGGTGTTGGAGCGGGAAGTGGAGCAGGTGCTCCTGCCGGTGATACTTATGAGCAAGGCAGTTTAATAGGAGATGCTCGAGGATTAATTGAGCAAGCGTTGTTACGCGGTGCCACACCTGAATATCTGCAACAAAACTTCCCGCAGTACAGCGACATTATTACTGAGGTAAGTAGTCAGCTAGGCACAGCGCCAACTCAACAACCGTCAGTAACTTCTGAAGATGTAGAGGGTATTGTTAGCCGAGCAATAGACGCAGTTCCAGAAGGCATGACTCCTGAGCAAGTTAGCAACGTTGTTAATGAAGCCATTGGAAATATTGAGTTTCCTGAAGGCATGACAGCTAGTGAAGTTAGCGGAATTGTTGATAACGCGATTGCTAATATTCAATTCCCTGAAGGCTTAAGCAGAGAAGACGTAAACAACATTGTTGAGAATGCAATTTTTGGCATCGACTTCCCAGAGTCGGCAACAATAGAAGATATTAATCGCGCTATTTCTGAGGCTGGTTTTGCAACATCAGAAGATGTAGAGGCGGGTCAAACGCAAGCAACAGAAGAGCGTCGTAATCTACAGCAAGCAATTATTGGCGCTCAAGGTAACATTGAGGCGTTAGATGCCAACACCCGTCAGCAGTTTGAAGAGTTTGGCGGCACTGTTAATGACTTGTTCTCTGACGTAAACGTTGATATCGAAGCGTTACAGGCTGGTCAGATTAGCCAAGCAGAAGCACAGCAGGCTTTTCAGCAAAGCACTGAAGAGCAGTTTGGCGAAATTGGCGGACAAATTGGAGATCTAGGCACTCAAATTGGTGGCTTGCAATCAGATATTAGTGGCGTTGGTCGCGGCTTAGAAGGTCTTGGGGAGGGCATTACAGGAGTTGGAGAGGGCTTAGGGGCTGGTTTGTTAGGTCTTGCGGCACAGCAAGTTATGTTGCCTGGACAAATAGCGGCGGCCACACCTATCCAGCCTGTTGAATTTGAAAAGTTTCAACGTGGTTTAACGCGACGTAAGTTGGCTGACCCTTTACGAATCGGCATGTTTACTGGAGGCGCTAGAAGCGTATGACATATCTAAACTTAATGAACAGCGTATTACGTCGTCTTCGAGAGGAAGAAGTTAGTAGCGTTGCAGAAAGTACTTATTCAAAAATGGCTGGCGACTTTATTAACGACGCAAAAACATTAGTTAGTCAAGCGGCTGACTGGTCTGCTTTGCGTGAAACTATCACGATCTCTACAACGGCTTCGGATAACACTTATTCACTAACTAACTCCGGTGACAATGTAAAGGTTATGTCAGTGTTGAACGACACTCAGAACTGCTTTATTGAATACCAAACTAAAGATTGGTTTAACGATGCGTTGTACATTGCAGAAGCGGTAGAAGGCGCGCCAAAGTACTTTACGTACAACGGGCTAGACAGCAACGGCGATACGCAAGTATTGGTTGGCCCTACTCCAGATGGTGTATACAGCCTTCGGTTTGATGTGGTTAAGCGTCAAGGCGACCTAACAACTAATACTGATGAGCTTCTTATTCCTTCGTCGCCAGTCATTCATTTGGCGGTAGCATTGCTTGCCCGTGAGCGTGGTGAGACAGGCGGCACATCTACAGCCGAATACTTCACAATAGCTAACCAGTACCTGTCAGATGCAATAGCTATTGATGCGGCTAAACATCCAGAAGAAATGGTATTTAGGGCGGTTTAATATGGCTCAACAACTACAAAGCATTAATCTTGTAGCGCCAGCTTTTAAGGGGGTTAACACAGAAGACTCCCCTATTGCTCAAGACCCTTCGTTTGCAGAGGTAGCAGACAATGCCGTTATTGATAAACGTGGTCGTATAGCTTCACGTAAAGGTTATGACGTTATTACCACAACCAAAACTCCGTTAGGCAGTGCCAAGATTAGAGCCATTAGAGAGTTTAGAGACAACGGTGGAAACACTAAGATTTTTTCTGTAGGTAACAACAAAGTTCTTAGTGGTACTACAACGCTAGTAGACGAAACTCCTGCCAGCTACAGCATTACTACAGACAACTGGAAGATTGTTAACTTTAACGACAAGGCTTACTTTTTCCAGCGTGGGTACGAGCCCTTGGTGTATGACAATGCTGGCGGTTCTGTTATTAAGCTTAGCACTGTTTCAGGTGCCGCAGGCGTAGCTAGTGCTATGTATGGCAACGAAGTGCTATCAGCTTATGGACGACTTTGGACTGCTGATTTTAGTGGCGACAAGTCTACTATCTACTGGTCTGACCTGTTGATTGGACATGACTGGTCTGGTGGTACTAGCGGTAGCATTAATATCTCTAAAGTATGGCCTGACGGGTACGACGAGATTGTTGCCTTAGCCGCACACAACGGTCTTCTTGTTATCTTCGGACAGCATAGCATCGTTGTGTACCAAGGAGCAGAAGCGCCAGCAACGATGTCACTTTCAGATACAGTAGCGGGTATAGGCTGTGTTGATCGTGACACTGTACAGCATACAGGTACGGACGTGTTGTTCTTGTCACATACAGGACTGCGTAGCTTTGGGCGTACAATACAGCAAAAGTCTATGCCGCTAAGTACGCTGTCAAAAACAATAACCAAAGACCTAATTAACTTAATACAAAACGAATCTGACTTTTATCGTAGCGTCTATAGCCCTGAAGAAAACTTCTACTTGTTAAGTTTTGTGGGGCAGTCTACTACTTATTGCTTTGACCTTAGAGGCACGTTAGAAGATGGCTCGTATAGAGTAACGCGTTGGCCTTCTTCTGTTTTTACATCTTATGAGCGCCTACAAAGTGGTGAACTATACGTAGGCAGTGATCACGGAATTAGTAAGTATACGGGCTATCAAGACAACAATGAGTCATTTAGATTTAAATATTACAGTCCTAGCCTAACCTTTGGTGACGCATCAAAACTTAAGTTTATTAAGAAAATTAAACCTACTATTGTCGGTGCTAGTGGTGAAGTGGCGTCAATTAAGTTTGCTTATGATTTTGACGAGACGTACAGAAGCGTGGCTTTTAACATACCATCCGCTGGTTCTAGCTCTGAGTTTAACGTTGCTCAATTTAATATTGATGAGTATTCAAGCACCACACAACAAGTAGTACGTAAGGCGCTCAACACAACAGGCAGTGGATCTACCGTTGTTGTTGGCCTAGAGGCCGACATTAACGGATCACCCTTATCACTACAAGAAATTAACGTAATGGCTTTGATAGGTAAATTGTTATGAATAATTTAAATATTCACAAATACACTGGAACAAGCGGCCTTACTATTGATAATGCCCTTAATAACTACACTGTTGGCTCTGGCGGCGGTTTTGATACTATTCATATGGGGTTTGACCCAAACGATCCTCTTAACCAAGGCATTGATGTAGATACATCAGGAGGCGGTACTTCTGGCTTTGGTCAGATAGTAGGCGGTATAGGCAACATTTTTAGTGGACTTATGGGCGCCGGGCAACAAGTGCTTGGCTCGCCAAATGCGCTAATGGGATTGGCTGGCGGCTTATTAACTAAAGAAGCCTATGACCGCCTTAGCAACATTGGCAGTCAAGCCAAACAAGAAGCAATGAGTATTGCTGAGCAAGGCCAAGCAGAGTCTCAGTTCCGGCCATTTACAGTAACTACCCCTACGGGCTCTATGTTTACTACGCGTATGGGTAGCGCAGGTCCATCTGCGGGTATAAAGCCACAGTCAACTACAAAGATGCCAGGCCAAGTATATGCCGGAGGTACGCCTTATTTC